TCTGTCATGTTTTGCAGTTTGTTCATGTTTGTTCTTTCTGAAGTGAGGAAGACTGGATCGAAGTTGAAGGCTCTCAGATTCTCCACAATCTTCAATACTTGTGGGTTGGGTGTGGTTTCGGCGATTTTGGTCATGCCTGCTTTCTCGAAGAAGGGGTTGTATTTTGCCATAACTGCTATTGTTTCCACGTAGGGTTTGCCTGCTAAGGGAAGGGTTTCGGTCACAATTTTTGCTCCTAATCCGATTGTGCGGTATTTGGGGTGGATGACTACTCGGGAAATCCTGATTATGTCACGGTTGATCTCTTGGATTGTCAAGTTTTTTCCAAGGGCTTTGCGTCTGCCCGTTACGGCGAGGGGTGGAGAGCCATAGACTATGGCGCCTACGGTTTCGTCATTTCTTTTCATGGTAAATATTTTGTGGTGTGCAAAGAGTCTGGAGTCTCGGTAGTGAAAATGGGCTAACTTCTTGTAGTCCGCCCTTGTTCCTTTTTCTATACGCATTTCTTTTACGATGCTGCATTCTCTGTTGATGTTGTTGGGGTAGTAATTGACCTTGATTTCTCTTCCGAACCGTTTGTGGATGTGAATTGACGGCTTCAAGTCCTCAAAGAGGTCCGTGTGTGTTGTAGCAGCAAAAACGGCTCTGCCTTCCTCTCTTGCGATTTTCTGGATGTTGAAAGCAACGATTTTGGCTGTGTCCCTGTCTAGGGTGGAGCAGAATTCGTCTGCGAACCAGTACTTCTTGTCTGATTCGATCATTTTGGCTAATCTGTATCTGTATTTTTGTCCGTCGCTGAGTTGACTGTAGCGTCTTACAAAAAGGAAGGCGTCGTTCAAGCCAACTCTGGATAGGAGAGTTAAGCCTTGGTTAAAGTTTCCGCCAGCGGTGTCGATGAGGGGCTTGTTTGGGTCGATCTTTATGTTGTTGAGGTTTACTGTTTCTGGCTGCAGATCCTTTTCCAGTGCCTTTAGTAATACGCTTTTTCCGCTTCCGCTGTCTCCTGTGATGTAAACTACATCGTTGGGTGCGATCTTCAGTTCCACGTTATCGTAGATGACGTGTTCTTGGAAGTTGTCTACTCCGATGCCGAAGGCTTCAGCGACTTTTATTGTGCGGTCGGTGACGTCAGTTTTTGTTTTGTAGGCGATGTTAATTCTGAAGACGCCTGTTTTTCTGTCATATTTTTTTTGGATTCTTGTTATTTTGAATATTTCTCGGATTCCCAGTTTTACCACGCTCTGATTAGCCTTGATGGGGCTTCGGTTTTTCTTGTTGACATGCAGGCTAGGGCTAGTGCCCAGAGTCTGTCGTCGTGGGTTCCTTCGGGATGGCTGAATTTTGTGTGTCCATCTTTTGTGAGTTCATATTTTTCGCAGTGAATCTCGGCGATTAACTGGCTGTCATAAGGCATAGACACTTTGCATGTCTGCATTAGCTCCCGCAGGTGACTTAGCACCTCTTCTTTTCGTCTGGAAGTCAAAACAACGCCTCGGGTGTTAGAGACGACTGTGGTCATGTCTTCTGTGACGTATTCGCCTATCCCCGTCTGATCAACATAGATTGCTTCCACTGTCAGGTACCGGTCGGTCAGGGCTTTTATGTATCCGATGACGCTGGCGTATGGAGTGCCAAGCTTGAATCGGTGCAAATGAATTAAACGAACCTGACCATTGTTTAGAAGTTGTACGACTGCAACTGCGCTGTGGTCACGTTTCTTTCCCAAATCCACGCCGACGCAGAATCTTCCTGAGAGTCTGTCTATGAAACTGGAGTAAGTTAGGGTGCCGTTGATGCATTTTGTGATTAGTTCCTGCGGGAAGTAGCGGCTTTCGTCTTCTGCCCATTCTGCTTCCATTTCTCGGTGCCAGCGCCACGGGTCGCTTTTCAGTTGTCTTCGTATTTTTTCGAGAATCTGCTTTTTCAGGGGACCGTCTGGTTCTGTTGCGTCTTTCCAGGTGATGTGGGATTTGGCGAAGTCGCTGTAGTCTGGGTGGTTGAAGATTCTGTAGAACAGGTGGTCTGTGCTCCATGGAGTGCTGGAGCAAACGAATTTGCCGTTTGTAGTTCCCAAAGTGAAGAGGATAGCATCGTACATTTCTTCGTCGTTGGCTGTGAAGTTCATTTCGTCCCAGTAGACAAGATGTAGGGTGGGTCCTCGGATTGTGTCGGGGTTGTTTGGGAAACATTCTATGACGCTGTCGTTAGAGAAGTAAATGATTGTTTTTCGTGCTTTCAGATAGGAACTTTTGGGCAAATATCTGAGGAAAGCGGTTATTTTTCGTATGATCAGTTTGGCTTGCCGATAGCTTGGTCCTACAACGCCGATGGACGTTTTGGGTCGAATTAGAGCATAGTGGAGCAGTAGAGCGGCTACTATGTGGCTTTTGCCGCTTTGTCGGCACCATCGGGCTGCAACAAACTGTTTTTCTACAAAAAAGTTGGTTAACTGTTTTTGGTAGTCTGTTGGTTTGAATCCGAGAGTCTGCTCGAAAAAGTCTAGGGGATTCTCTTGGAACTTTAGTTTTTTCTTTTGAAGTTTCTGCTTGATTTGCTGCTCAAGCTGTTGGGTTTGCTTCTCCAAGTTCCTCATTGACTAGCTTCCTTAATTCTTCGAGTTTTTCTTTGATTTTGCCTGTGTCGTACTCTTTGGCGATTATGTTGATGCTTCGGCTGATGTACGCTGCCAAATGTGCCCACTTTTGTTGTTGCTTGGTTGGTCTGCCCCGCTCCTTGATTTTGGTTGCCTGTTCATGTGCCATCTCGGCGAGAACCTTCAAGTCTAGAATCAGTTCTGCACGAATCTCCTGAGTGCTAAAATTGAACTTTTTTGTTGTTCTCCTGATTTTCTGAAAAAAGGTTGTTTTCAACAATGCTCTGTTATTAGTCTTCAAATATGATCACACCTTTTGTCCAAAAAATGTTCCCAGAAGCGTTCCCACAACTAACGTGATGGTTGCAAAGATTTCGCCGTTAAATTTGCCTAGAAAAGACATGTGCGCAATCTCTAGGGCAGTTAACAGGACCAAGGTTACGATGGCTATTAGGACTCCGTAAACTAGGGTTTGGCTTGGCGGAATCTCAACCCGTTTTATTTTTTCGCCAGATTTCACTAGAACCTTTTTTGTTAACAGTTTAGAGATTCGTTCTTTCATGTTTTCTCCACCTGCATTTGACTTTGACGAAGCGTCCGCTTTTGGTTTTGATTTTCATCAGGTTTTTCTTGATGATTTCGTGGAATTTTGTTTCCAAGTCTTGTCTTCTTCGAACATTGACTTTTTCGATCATGCCCACTGGGATGCAGTTATACACTAAATCGTAGGTTTTTTCGGTGATTTGGAAGATGTCTTTTAGCAGAATCAGATGTTGTGCCCGTTTTCCTTTGACTCCAACGTAGTGTCCGATGCTGGCTACGGGAGTGTCAAAGTGTGGTTCTCCTCCTTCTCCTGTTCTGCCCATGGCTTCGCTTGCGTCTAGCCAGTAGACTCGAACTAGGTCTCCGAACCTTAGTTTTTTGATTTGTTTCTGTTCTTCTGGCTTCATTTTATTGTCCTCTTTTGTAGCGTGACAAAGAATCGCTTTTACTTCGCAGAGTGTACAAGTAATCAGCGAGCAAGGGCGTTTCTTTTCCAAGCTCCAAAACAACCTCAAGAGTCTGAGTTGCCGCGTTTACTCTGTATTCTGTGCTTATGATGCGGTAGTCGGTGTCAACGTTTTCGTTAGGAAGAGTAATGTGAATTTTGTCTCCCGGCAATAGCGTGTTTGTACCGTAGTCTATGACTGTGCTTCGTATCGTTATCGACTCAGCGGAGTTCTCCAGATGCGCCAGCAAAGCCTTAGCCCGAAGGTCACATTCGTTGTCGCTGTGAAGCTCTTCATCCACTTCCACCAGTTCACGCACACCATACGCTGTTTGGCTGCTCGTAGGCTCCTGCGCTTCTAATGGTCGTCTTGCGTTCCAGCGTCCTTTTCCAAAATGGAAAATGTCAACCCAAACATCTCCAAATTGTCCAGATTTTTGGTTGACAATAAATCTGACGCCCCGTATGAGGTCCCAACGGAAATCGCTGATGTTGAAACTGCTTTCTGTCCACTCGTCGATGTGGTTTTTTCCTATCTCAAGTTTGATTATTTGCCATTCTCCCGCTTTTGGGATCGTGAAGCCTCTCCAGACAACGTTGTCGTCGCCAGTGCCGTCGTGAAGTTCGATCGAATGATTCAACGTGTGACTGTTGTCTGCTTTTATGGCAAAAATTAGGGCTGGATACTGGCTTGTGTTCACGTAATTATCAGGAACCACCCACCAAAAAGAGACGTAATACATGTAAGCGGTGCAGGTTGCTTTGACACAGTTTGACCCCTGAAATACGTTGGATGTTTCTATGCTCATAGTCGTGTTTCCGGTTATGGGCTCCCATTTTCCAAGGGCATGTTCAAGCCAATATTCTACTTGAGTCAGGTCTTCTGTGAATGAATCACTCCATGGCTGCCCATCAACGTCCAAGGGGTAAGGTTTCTCTCTGGCGCCGTAGGTCATGATTCTGTTTCGTATCCGATGAATGTCCCGCCGATACTCGCTTGACTCTATCAAATCAGAAAGGCTGACGGGGCTGGTTTTACTGTTTTTAGGGAAGAATGCGAATTTTGCGTCGGGCTCAACTCGGAAATCAAAACCGACTGCTCCGTTCTTGTCTGCTGAAGATGCAACATATTTTAGGACATCAAAAACTGGCGTATTCTCATACTCCAGCAGGGTATAGGTTGTGTCCGTGTCTTCTATCAACTCTGTTGAGTCTCGAACGTGACTAAGACCCACATAGTAGTCAATCAAATCTTTGACGATTGCTTCGCCCTTCTGGTTCTCATACCTTTTTGTTATTACCCGCCTGAAGAGCTTCTCGCCCCAGCAACGCCCCTTAACCCGCAAATAATTCTCAATAGATGAAGACTCGCACGTAACATCCTCAACTCTAATAGTCGCGATCAGGGGACAGTTTGCTCCTCTTCCAATACTCAAGCTACCGTTAACGCCCACACTGATCGGATACGTCTCAGTGTATTTCTTGTCAAAATTCTGCAGAAGACACGAAAAACTCGAAACCTCATTAGTACAACCCAAATGAACAATCAAATCCAAAACGTCGCCCTGAGGCGGAGTAACCGAACCAAAAACCAAGGCAACAACAGGCAAGCCTACGCTCATTCGACGCCCCTTCTCCTGAACGCTTCCTCGTCTCCAGAACGGCGTACGTTTCGTCCATAACCGGAAGTTTCAGCCCACGCAGCATTATAGTCCCGCACAGAAGCAGTTGCAGCATCCATCTGAGACGCAAACTGCCACATAGCAGAGCCAGCAGCAACAATCACAGCCACACCCTCACCAGTTAAAGCCAAGAACGTGGCGTAACTGATGTTCAACGCGTTCTGGGCAGCCGTTGCTATCCAACATGAAGCAGCATAGACCTTCTGGGCAACAGCCACGCCTATGCTAGTTCGCATAAACGTGCCCATAACCGTGACAACCATCATTGCACTGTTGAAAACTCGAGCCTGCTCAATATTCAGCAAACCAAACTGACCAGCAACATAGCCAACAGCTAAACCCGCTGCTCCTAAACCAGCAACTGCGGAGCCTAAACTTTTGATTCTCACAGTTAACGCTTCAGCATCCGTTTGAATTCTCGAGAATTCGTTGCTTGCGCGGTTAACAGCCCTTACCGTAACTGCTATTTCGCGGAAACTCACAAACCTGCCTCCCGTTTTGCAGTTTCAATGGCTTCGCCGATTATGGCTTCCAACTGAGGCAAACTTTCTTGAAATGCAGAAAAAAGGAACGGACGAGCCCTCATGTAACGAGTCCCCAACTCCACAGCCATCGCATAAACAGCGTCTGCGCCAACCTCAGCAACCCACTCACCAACCTTAGCGTATATTGACCGTCGCAAATGCCCAGTTTTAACGGGAACCCGCTGCATAGCAGACACCTTAACGTCTGCAGCCCATTTTCTCAACTGCTCATGCACCTGCTGTTGCATACCAGAATCAAACTGCTCCATAGCAGCCTTGAATTCTTCAGTGCCCGTTACGTCGTAGGTTATTTCGATCGCCACTTTCCCTTCTTCTCCATTTTCTGTTTTTGTTCCTCTGCTTGACGATCTAACTCGTTAAGAATCAGGATGAACTCCTGGATGGTTTTGGCTGGCTGCCTATCGAGCTGGTTTGGGGTGAACCCGAATTCTTTGCAGAGCCTAAACCTTGTGACTGACTGATGGGGCTTGCCTCGTCTGATTGCTCTGATAAAAAACGGGTCTCCTCAACCGTGACGCTACAAAGCCTGTTGACAGCTTGGCTGAACAATTCGCCAAGCTCAAACGACACACCATCTTCTTCACTAAGCAACCTTTCCAGACTTATCGGCTGGTTTGCTGGCTGCTCCTTGAGGCTCGCCCAAACAGTCTCCGCTTGAATCGCAACATAATCACTCTTCACGACCTGACCAGACACAGGATGATACCGCGTATACTTCTGGATGATCCGGTTACGTTTTGCCCAAGAAATCTCCTCAAAAACGTACCTGCCTGTATACTCCTC